CAGGACGTACCATTTTCTTCGCATAGCGAGTCATCACACCTTTTCTAGGTACGAAGTCTTCAGGTCCGAAGATGGTAGGAGTGACTTGTAGGGGCACGTATGGGGAATAAACATATCCACTTTCGAGGAAGTTAGTTCCTTTACGACCAACCAAGATCACGTTACGTGGGAAGTATGGGTCAACCATAACGTCCCATTTACCGCTCAATGTACCGACATTGACAGCACCAGCGGTGCCTTTGTCATCATCATGAGTCACTTTGGCACGGAAGCCGGCGGTGAACTCAAGAATGTTAGCAACTTCTGGGGAACATACCAAGAAGGTAGCTCCGCCGCGAAGTACTTTGCGGTGGATTTGAGCAGACACGTCATTAACGGTTTCGAGAAGAGTCTCGTACCATTCACTGACAGTACCTGTGAAGTCACCTGTGCCTGTTGCGAGGCCAGATTCACGGTCAACGAAAACACCAGGACGACGGCTCCAGTAGTATCGGCCGGCTTTGGCGCCTTTTACCAAATCGTTCAAGATTTCTTGATCGATCTCTAAAGCAATTTGCTCAGACAGAATACTTGTCAATTCAACTTCGGCGTCGAGGTTGTGATAAGCGTTCAAGTCTTGACCCAATTCAGGGCTCCACTTTGCTTTCAATTTTTTGGTAACTGCGGTCACAGCAACACTGTCAACTTTGATGTCGATTTCTGGAATGAAATCGCGAGCAAGGCCATCGAAATCGCCTGCTTCGTTACCAGCACCTTCAAGACCCCAAGGGTCAGTACCAGCAACAGCGCCGAGAGCGGTAGTTGCGTCAGTGAAAGCATCCTTCAAAGGATAGCTCAAAGCCGCAGTAGTAGGATTAACAGCAGACAACCCACCATCGTCAGCGATGATAGTCAAAACGAGGCTGTTGCCATCGCGAGTTGTCAAGCGGCGTACCAAGCGGTCATCACCAGTGGTTCCGACAGCACAAGCAATCAAGTTTTCTAAGTTAATGGCGTCCATTGTGGAACCAAGAGCTGCAGTCAACTGAATGATTTGTGCCGTGGGGTTAGCTAAGACGTCAGGGTCAAAGCGAATCTTCTTCTTGTCAGCATCCGAAAGAGCGGAAACCAATGAAGCAGTGATAGTCGTAGCACTCGCACCCATAACTTGAGCAGCGATTGAGCCAGTTGGGGAACTGTAACCACTGTTCAAATTGTACATACCTTGGTCAGCATTGGCGCCAGTCAAGGAAACGCCTCCGGTAATTTCCGAAGCAACTCTTCCGCCACCGTATACTGATTTACCTTCATCGGCAATTTCGCCACGGTTGCTGTTCATGGTAAAATCCATGAAGAAGATCAGACCAGAAGGCAAGCTCATGGGCTGAACTGAAACTAATTCGTTAGCGATTAATCCGCCGAATACACGACGAACGATTGGGAAGGCAACTGCTGCGAACCCTTCAACGTCGCCAGCTGCCATCGAGGAAGCTTCACGAAGAAGTTCTTTTGCTTGGTTTTCGAGTAAGCGACTCATGTGGTTTTTTTGACGGTCATTGTTAAGACCTTCCAAAAGTCCGGTTTGTTCCCACTTGTTCAAGAGGGAAGCACCTTCCTTGGAAAGATCACGATCAACAATACCTTCAGTTAATGTTTCTAAAATAGACATTTTAAAGTCTCCTTTTTGTAGTTAGTTTATTTAATCCCGGCCAACTGTTTCCAGCGACTCTCTTGGGGATTATCTAGTTTTTGTTCTTTTCGTCGAGGCATTCTCATCGACGTATTGTTGCTAACTACTTCGCTTAGTGATTCAGGTCGTCCTTGCCTCTTTGTGGACACCACTGCGCTTTGAAGTGTATCGAACACAGTCTTCGCATGCTCAACTGATTTTACCTCTTGAAGTGCCTCGACAGCAATTTGTCTCTGTCGCTCATTCAGGGAGTCGGCTTTTAGTACTTCGTTAATGTAAAATAGTTTGGCATTTTGAAGGCTGAGTTCCTCCAACGTCGTTGCGAGCTTCTGGATTGACTCCTTCTGCTCCGTCTTTTCAGATAACAACTTAGTGTTATCTGCTTTAAATCTACCATTCTGCTCTTGTAGAGCTTTG